GGATACCCGCTGGGTCCAGGACTTCAGAGACAACAACCTGCTGCTCTTCACCGACGAGGACGGCGAGCCGCGCATGTGCTGGAGGATACTCATCAGGTTCATGGCTTTTCCTTGGGATGGATTCAAACTTCATAAGATAAACTGGTTATGACAGACAGAATAGAAGTCCACGGACGTGTGGGCAACTACATCAGCGATGCCGGCATCATCTCCTTCCAAATGGGCGAGGGTCGCGAGTTGTTCGACGACACCATGTTCTCCATGCCTTGGAAGAGTGCGCCCATGCTGCACGAACACCACTGGCTCTCGGTGCAAGGGTACAACGTTTGCATGCGAGGCAGGAACAACACGCTGTGCGATGAGATAACGCACGAGATAAAGCAGAACCGACTGCTGCCACGGCTCTACAGCAAGGAGATAAAGATGCTCTACGGCCACGGGCCGACCGTGTACATGCAGACCATATCGGGCGGCAAGCCGCAAAGGGAGTGGACAGACCTGCCCGATGTGTCGGACTGGCTGCACACATGGGATGAGCGCGGACTGCCCACGGTGGAGGAGTTCTGCAAGACGGAGATAAAGAACTACTATTATTTCGGTGACTTCTTTGCCAAGTGGCGTTTCTCCCGTGGCAAGCGCATAGGAGTGGGTATGCCAGTGGCAGGACTGGAGGCGATGGAAAACAAGAACTGCCTCCTTGCCACCACACGCAGGGATGTAGCGACGGCACTCGTTGACTACAGCGACTTCCGCTTTGTGGCAGTGGGCAAGTGGTTCTTCGGCACGGGCAGCTACAAGATATACCCGAAGTTTGCCATGAACGAGGCTTCCAAATACCTCTATGCCGCCATATCTCACCACAGGGAAAAGTCGGTGGACGAGTTCTACGGTGTGAACGAGACGCATCAGGGCGCACGGCCTTACATCCAAGGCAGCAACAAGACCGCCATCTATATCAACTCGTTCCTCAAGAACTCGCTCGCGGCAAAGATACACATCATCATTCCGAACGCATGGGTGGAATCGAAGCGCAACCAGATAATGAAGCTCTGCGAGGAAAACAAGAAACGGCTCGCCAACAAGCAGCCGATGATAAAATACAACGGCATAGAAATAGGCGACGAACTGAAAGAGTCGACGGTGATAGAGTATATCCGTCAGGAACTGCGGAAGTTCGGCAGCTACCTCTCCGGGGAAAACAACCAGGGCAAGGCGTACAGTACGTTCTCCTTCATGGACGGCAGCGGCCACGAGCAGCAGTGGAAGATAGAGAACATCGACATGAAGTACAAGGAGTATATCGAGGCGATGATAGCCTACGACAAACGCACAGAGGAAGCGTTGCTCTCCAGCGTAGGACTGGACGCAAGCATCTCTGCCGTGAGCAAGGACGGCGTTATCTCGAAGTCAGGCTCCGATGCCTACTACAACTATCTCATCTACATCATGTCGCTCACCTCTGAGGATGAGATTTGCTCGGAACCGCTCAACATGGCACTTCGCCTGAATTTTCCCGACTACTACAAGAAGGGCTACCGCATAGGCTTCTACCGTGAAGTTCCGCAACGGCAGGAGGACACAGCACCCAAGGACAGACTAAACCAGCAACAGTCATGAACGTACTCACAGACCTTTTCTCAGACCTCTCCACCTTCACCGAATACGCGCAGGGAGTGGAGACCAGCAACTCGCTCGACGACCTGCAGGCATCGGGCAGGACGGCAAAGAAGCGTGTGGAAGGCATCATCTCGCAGCCAGTCTACACAGCAATAGTCAACGGCGAGGACGACACGCTGAAAGACGCGCTACGCTCGGCTGTCGCCAACATGACGCTGTCGGTGCAACTGGTGTTTGATGCCGTCAACCGCCGGAAGGCTGGCACCGATGTGTACAAATACGAGATTGAGGCGATGCGCCGTGCCTACACGGAGAACTACTTCAACGCTATGGACACGCTCATCTGCGCGCTCACCGATGGCGACGACAAAAAGGAGAATAGTCCGGCGGCACTGTGGAAGCAGTCGCGGTACTGCAAGCTGCTTGCCACATGCCGCATAAGGACGGCGGACGACTTCGATGCCATCTACCCCATCGACCTCTCCTACTTGTTCTTCTTCCGCACCGTGCCGTTGCAGAAAGAGACGCTCGACGAAAGGCTTGCAGCCTACTATGACAAGACTGAGGACGCAAAGCTCGTGGCGATGCTCAACCTCGCGCTTGCCAAAAAAACAGTGGCGAAAGCCTTGCGCAGGTTTGACATCTTGGAGTTTCCCCCCCCCATCCGCACCCTCTTCGACGACAACAAGGCGAGCCGTTCCGGGAAGGACGAGCACGACAGCGCACTCGCCCTTGCCGACCTGCTCGACAGCGAGGCCGACCAACTGCTCGAAAACGTGGACATGCTGCTCGACACCAGCACCACCGACTTCACTTCCAACTCTGCCTACAACCGTCCTGAAGACATTATAATCATGGCTCCATGAAAAACAAGATAGAACTCATATACCACGGAGAGCAGTTTTCCGTGCCTAACAACTGGGACGACCTCACGCAGGAGCAGTACCTTCACCTGGTGCGCGACATGATGCTCATGTCCGAAGGCAAGCTCTCCCCGGGCGAGGTGCGCATAAGGCTTCTTTGCGACATCATGCACTGGGAAGTAGGCAAGATACGCAACGAGGATGCCATCGCCAACCTCGTGGCATTGTCGGAGAGGCTCACGTTTCTCTTCACCATTTCCTATCCCGACAACAACGCTGCCCTCGACGGACTTTCGAGAGAGGAGAAAGCGTTGTGCCGCCGTGTGGATCCGTACCAGTTGCCTAAGCCTTTGGCTGAAAAACTGAGCAAACTCGACTACCGCTACACCGTCGACCTTAGTTTCTTCAAGCAGCAGCTGCCAAGCGTGGTGATAGGCGGAAAAGTGTACCATGGTTATCGTGCCGACAAATCGTTCAACCAACTCACGTTGTCGCTCACCGCACTCCAGTATTTGGAGGCACGCGAACTTATCAATAATGCCAAGGCACTGCCTCTCATGGCGGCTATACTCTACTGCCCCGGAGAATACGACACGGAGACGGCGCACACGCTTGGAAGTGAGTTCGTGAAGCTGCCGAAAGAAACACTACACGCAATATCGTGGACCTTTCAGGCAGTCAACAATTTCCTCTTTACGATGACCTCGTTCTCACTGCTGACAAAGTTCAAGGAGAAAAAGCCGTCGCTCATCACCACCGATGCCAGTGACGCGCTATACGACCTTTCGGCTGACGGGCTTGGCAACAACAGAGAGGTGGAGCGCATGAACGTGCTGACCTACCTGCGCATATTGCGCAAGAAAACCATCGACACGGTCAGGCAGATGCGCGGCATGAAGATGGACACACCCACCATCAGCATTGAGACGGGACTTCCTTTGGCAATAATCAATGACATAATATGATAGCAGAACTTTTCCTTTATTTCGCCCGTTTCCCCGACAAAAAGGGAATTAAGGCAATGGCGACGATGGGCAAGAGCAAGCTGCCGCAATATGCGCAGCTGCTGAAAGCCCTCGACGCGCTTCCGGCAAAGAGCCGTGTGCCGGAGATAGAGAACTATGTCTACGGCCAGACTTTCGAGGACATACAGCAGAGGCTTGACAAACTCAGCGGCTCTTTCCTTTTTGCCGACTACGGCGAGTTTGACATGCTCGGCGACGGCAGACGCTCGTTCCAAGTGACACAGCGCATTGCCGTAACCGTGGCGATGCGCCTTTCTGCCAACAGCGACCTCATGGAGCGTGTCATCGTCAACGACCAAACCATAGCCATGTTGACGAAAGTACACGCTTGGATGATTGCCGACTCGGAGAAAGGCGAACTTGAATGGCTCGACCGTGAGAACCTCGACAAGGCAGAAATAGTGCCTTTCGTCTCATCAGAACTGCGCTCCTACGGATGGACGCTCATGCTCGACGCTACCGCGCCCGACATGCTCGGAACCCACCTCTTGGCGAAGTCCTTTGAAAGAGAGGAATAATAAAGTAATTTTGCGTTATGAGAAATATACCGATTTCATGTGTTGTAGCACTGCCCGTGTCGCTGATTGCTGACATCAGCCAGTATTTCTACCAGGACTGGGAGTTTGCGAAGTGGATTGGCGTAGCGGTGCTGATAGACACGTTCCTCGGAGTGTGGAAGCACTTTAAGCACCGCGATGCAAGTTCAGAGTCGTTCTTTGGGAAGTTCGGCAAGAAGATTGTGGTCTACATCATCCTGCTGATATTGTCCAACATCGTGAGCAATTTCACCGTTCACGGTTCGCCGGTAGGCACCACGCAGTGGATAGGCACTTACATCTGCGTGTTCATGGTGGTGCGAGAGGCTTTCTCCATCGTGGAGAACATTCAGGCTATATATCCCATCTTTCCCGTCTCGTTCGTGAAGCGGCTGAAAGACTTCAACGACAAGGGTGAATACATATCTGAGAAAACCAACAAAAATACTGAAGAAAATGGTGATACTGCTTGACAATGGCCACGGCTCTGACACAGCCGGGAAGCGCAGTCCTGACGGACGGCTGCGAGAATACAAATACGCCCGTGAGATAACCGCTGCCGTCATGGAACGGCTTGTGAAGGAAGGCTTCGACGCAAGGCGAATCGTTACTGAAGATAACGATATCAGCCTTCAGGAGAGGGTGAAGCGTGTGAATGCCGTCTGCAATAAGTACGGCGCAAAGAACGTGCTGCTCGTCTCCGTACATTGCGACGCTGCCGGAGCGGATGGCAAATGGCACCAGGCACGGGGCTGGAGCGCATGGACTTCACGAGGACAGACACAAGGCGACGTGCTTGCCGACTGTCTCTACGCAGCCGCCAAGGTTTATCTCCAAGACTACATGCGCACGTTCCCGTCCGACACCAAGCAGCGTCCAATACGTGAGGACTACAGCGACGGCGATGCCGACTGGGAAGCTGGCTTCTACATCCTGCGAAAGAGCCTCTGTGCGGCTTGCCTCACTGAGAACCTTTTTCAGGACAGCATAAAGGATGTTGACTTCCTGCTTTCAAAGGAAGGCCGTGAGAGTATCGTCCGGCTGCATGTGGACGGAATAAAGCGGTACTTGGAAAAAGTAAAAAAGTAATGGGAAAATTAATGAATAAGATATTGCAGTGGGCTCGCAGTCACAAGGAATTATCCTTTATAATCATCATCGGCTTGGAAACTGCCGTCTTGCTTGTCATCCATGCCTTGCTGTTCACCTACGATGGCGAGAACCATCGGCTGAAAAAGAACCAGGCGCAACTCTCAGCCCCGGTGGGTGTGGAAATCCGCACTACTGCCGACGGCAAGAGCATGGCGGAAACTCAAGCTCTGAACATGAAGGTCTCAGAACTGGAGGCGAGCCGTGACACGCTGCTCAACACCGTGAAAAGCCTTGGAGTGAAAAACCGTCGGCTGCTTGCCTTGGCACAGGCGGCAACGGCGAGCGAGGCGAGGATAAAGGCTACCATGAAAGACAGCATCGTCTACTTGCCCGGAAAGACCGACACGCTGCCCGGAAGAGTGGACACGCTGCGCTGCCTACAGTGGCACGACCCTTGGCTTTCCGTCGACGGCTGCATCCGTGACGGCACTTTCGAGGGAAGTGTGGCGAGCCTCGACACCATTGACATCGTGGCGCACCGTGTGCCGAAAAGGTTTCTCTTCTTCCGTTTCGGCTGCAAGGCTGTAAGGCTCGACGTGGTGAGCCACAATCCGCACTCAAGGCTCACAGGCGCACGATATATAAGGTTGCAGAAGTAGATTAATCATATAGGTTTAAATGTAGATTGTTTCATTAGTTAGGTTTTTAGTTTTTAGGTTTAAGATTGTTATTCAGGAAATCTTCAATTCTTTTAATTCGCAGGGTCGTCGCAGTGATGCGACGGCCTTTTTTCATGCCCTTTCGTAATCAAATTTTAGCTGTAGCTAAACATAGCTAAACGGCTGATAATAAGGCAAGTAGTACTTGCGTGTTCCTGATTATAGCGTTACCTTAGCAGTACAAAAGAAAACATAGTAACAACTTTAAAATCAGACAGATATGAACGAGCAGATTCAGCAAATCATCAACGGGAACGGCACAAAGACCAGTAAGATTCAGAAACTTCTTGCCCTGGGCCTTACACGCACGGAAGTGGCACGGCTGGTAGCCAACGGCAACTACGGCTTCGTGCAGAACGTGTACGCAAAGATGGTGCGCCAGCACCTCTTGGAAGCAGCACGGCAAGGTCAGACCATCCTTCCGCAAATCGACTACACCTTCCGTCGCAACTTCGGCATCGAGATA